GTCTGGCCGTCATTCGCGGATTCGCGAAGGTCTGACCAGCCGCCGGTTGAGGTTGAGAGTTGGATTTTGTAGCGCATGGGATGGATTAATTGCTGCGGATAGATTGGCCTACCCTTTCGCGTCACGCTTTCGCATGGCGCGCGGAGGATGGGTCAGCGGTCTGCGTTGCAATAGGTGCGGTAGTCTATGCGTCCGATCAGATAATCCGCACACGCGCGCGAACGGTTTTCTGGCCAGCCGACAGGGCCTGTCAGCCAGTCGAATATGTCGGAATATGTGAGGCCGCGTGCCGACTTGCGTGCGTGCGTAAGGTTTCCGTTGATCAGGTTATCCACGGCCGTTTCTATGCGTTGGATTGATGTCATTGGATGCGTTGGGTTTAGGCTAGGTTGAAGAGCGCGCGAAAGTCGGAATAGTCGTAGCAAAGATCGGTTGAGAAGCGGTAGACGCCAATGTCCTCCGCCCCGTCCGCGCGTCTGATCGTGACGAACTGCCACTTTTCGGCATGCATGATGAAAGGCTCTTCAAAGGCGCGCGCGCGTAGGAATTCGACAAGTTTCATTCGAAAAATCCTTTCAGATAAAGGAATTCGCGGCGTGTTTCCTTGGAGTCAAACTCCGGCCGCAGGGTGACGGTCTTGCCATCGCGAAAGGCTATCGTCGACCCGTTATTCCGGCGCGCGCCCCATTGATTAAATAAGCGCGAAAAGTCGACGGCCGATTCTATCGTTTCAAATGTCCAGTGTGTCATATGGTGTTTTATTCGTTGGGTTTTGAGACTTAGAAAGAGCAGCACCCGCAACACGGCGCATCCTCGCAGCGGCCGCGCGCATTGCGCGTGCCTGTCCAACCGGAGGAGAGTTTGACGCACACAAGGCCGGAATTCTCAGGCATGCGGCCGGTGCATGCATTGCAGTCTATGCGCCATGCGCGGTTGCGTTTTGAGACGGTGCCTAAGCCTGAGGGAACGTATTCGTGGCATTGGACGCATTGGCCGGGGTATCGGTTGATCATTGGATTTGATGGATTGAGTTTTGATTGATTGAGATTGAGATTGAAGAGACGCGTCAACCTACGCTTTCGCATAGGCTGACACGTTGCTTTAACCCACGACAAAGCCCGTGGTGTCGGACTTTGCTTTACCCTTGGCTGTCAGGCCCACAACGACACCCTTCGGATCTAAGAATCGGAGGTCGTTTTCGTCGCCATTAATGACCGGATATCCGTTCCAATGCGTCGGCAAGGCCTTTCGGAAAACGACCGCCACGTTGCCGCCACGCTTCAAAACCTCGAGGCATTGGCTTTCGTTGGCTTCGGAGCGTGAAAAGGTCAGGGAATAATTGGACGGGAGCTTTCCATCTAGAAAGGCCACCATACGCGCAAAGCTTTTGGTATAGTCGTAGAAACGGGTTTTCTTGAACGCTTGGATGACCGTGTAGCGTTCCCATCCGATATCGGATGTCCCGTTTAATCGGATGACCGGGGTCATTTTCTTGGCCTTGGCCTTACGGATGACCGAAGCCACGTTTTCGGTCAGCGTTGCAAGGAAGGTTTCGCGGTCTTTGACGTAGAAAATGGTCTTGGCTGTCCGCGCTTGCTGAACGCTGTTGAATGCGCCGCGTCCGGCGTAGTATAGGCAAAGGTTTCGGCATCCATCGGATGCGTTGGGACATGCGTTGAAAAGCCCGGAAATGCGGTCAGGTGCAAGATAGAGAATTCCGGTCATAAAGCCACGCTTCTGGCCTTTGACGGTTTTTGCGTTGGTGTCGACGGATAGGAGGTTTTTGGTCATGGGTTTTTAGAATTGGGATTTGAAGAAAATCAGGAAGAAAACGTAGGAAACGACAGCGTATGCCAAGGCTTGGAAGGCTAGGCTAAGGATTTTTTGACGCAGGGTGCTTTTCACGGCGGAAAGACTAGGGGGAACGGAAAAGGAAGTCAAAAGAAAAGTAAAAATATTTTTAGGAAAGGGGAAAACGGTGGGATTTGCTCAGGAAAACGGGGGAAAAATTTTTGAGAGGGGAACGCCTGGCGAAGTCAAAAATCGATTTTTGAGGCGGGGAAACGTGGTGGGGAAAGCAAGTTGCCGAAACCTACCTTGCTTGGCAAAGTACCTTGTATGACAGAGAACCAATGGAATCAGGCCAAAGCCCTTTACCTATCGGGAAAGACTTGGAAAGCAATCGGAAGCGAATTGAGGCTAAACTTTGCAACGCTGACCAGCAAGGCGAGCAAGGAAGGAATCACCAAGGTGAAGCGGGAAATGCGAAACACTATTTCCTCAAAGGAAAGTGTTTCATTGGAAAGTCTGTCTGCGCTTGTCCGCTCTAAGCTCGCGGCTGATGCCGCCAGCACGTTGGAACGCATCGACAGCTATTCGTTGGACGGGATAAAAGACGAAAGCGTGAGAGAGACTATCCTTGGAAGCGTTGCCAAGCGGTCCGCTTTGGTTTTCGGATGGAGTGAACAAGGGGAAGCGGCGTCTGTGTCGATCAATTTACTCGGATCGATGCCGGATCGATCATTCGAAGTGAACGTGACGAGCGAATCCGAAACGAAGTAAATATAACAGTGATTGTGCAAGACGGGCGGGCTAATGGACTGGATTAGATGAGCTAATGACAGAAAAGGATTGTTTTTCCTAGGGGTTGGCACACTTTTTGACGTAGAGGGTGGCACCCCCTTTGCGGGTGGGCTTCGTTTACGATACCCCCCTCAAAAATTTTCCACCTTTTTGACCATGATAAACAAAATCAAAATCGGTCAAAAAGTATTTCTATCGACAGCAGAGCAGAAGCTGGCCCATTACGTCGCCAAGAATCGAAATGGCAATAACCGCTATTTCAACGTTACGAATCTAAAGATCAGCGCGGAAGATCCGCATACGGTCGATCTTGAGGGTATTGCTGGCGAGCTGGCTTTCTGTCGCCTGTTCAATGTGTATCCCGACATTGATACCGACCGCGAGCCTCCGCATCCGCTCTATGACGCGGTCATCCCGCCTCCGCCGGGATTCCGCATCGATGTCAAAACGACCAAGTACGACAATGGGAAGCTACTGGTCGATGCGCGCAAAGGATCGAAAACCGACGGAGTGGACTTCTACGCTCTGATGACAGGAACCTTTCCAGGTCCGTACACATTCCGTGGAGTCATCGCGAAGGAGCATATCATCCAACCTCACAAACTTGGCCTACTCTGTGGATACAAGAGCTACATGGCGGAGCAGTCGGAGCTGACCGATGAGTTTACTAATTGTGATTGACACTTTAGTCGCCCTTGTGCGTCAGTGCGCGTAACGACCTTAAGCAATGCGGAGGCTTGGTCAGCCATCGCAAAACCGTCTAAGCGGCAATGACACTCCGCGTGTAGCAGGTTGGATAATCAGCCACCGTGTGGTGGATGGATGGCCAACCATAACGCAGATAACGTCGGTTTAATTTCATAATCTCATGGCTTGTCCTAATGTCTTCAACGCCTTCGCGGTGGCTACTGAGTCGCTCGCGCAGGACGTTTATAAACGCGCCTCGTACCGCTCGATGTGGCTCAACATGATTGAGCGCGGCGAGTATCCTCAGGGTACTGGTCTGACCCAGACCTCGTTCACCACCACTTCCATCGAGCCGACTGCGGCTGAGGAGTGGTCGGCCATCACGCTCGCCAGCGGCAATCCCGGCGATAACGCTGGCGCTTGCGATGTCACCTACAATGACGTTCCGGTCGGCTACAATGCCGTCACCTGGAGTCCTGAGCGTTTCGCCCTCAAAGGTCCGCTCTTGTGTAAGGACGATCTGACCTTCGATCATCGCGTCGAGGCGTTCTTGCGTGTGTACTTGGAGAAGCTCTCCATCCGCGCTCAGCGTTCTTGGGAAACCCGTTACCAGAACATGTTCGCCAAGTACGCCATCAAGGCTGTGGCCGACTCGTCCTTCACTCAGGTTGAGACGATTCCGTCTGGCGTGAATGAGCTGCCTTGGATTCAGACCGGTTCCGCTGGTCAGGCGCTGAATCAGTCCACCTCCGAGCTGACTCAGGAGATGCTCGATGTGGCTGCTGCCACGCTGATCCGCAACGGGGCTACCAATCCTGATAGCTCTGGCTTCATCAGCTACAGCAGCGACGGCCCGGTGTTCCCGCTCTACATCGGCTTGGAGGCTTCGCAGCGCATCGCTCAGAACAACCCCGCGTTCCGTGAGGATCTGCGTCAGGCTGATATGGGCAGCGGCAGCGGCGCTGAGTTGCTCAAGCGCATTGGCGCGAATCGGGTGATTAAGAACTTCCGGCATGTGCCGAATCTGTTCCCGCCCCGCTACACCTACGCTGGTGGCAAGTACACGTTGGTTCAGCCGTTTACCAGCGCCAATGGCACGAAGGGTACGGTGTTCAGCGTCAACTCAAGCTGGGTGACTGCTCCGTTCGAGGCTGCGTTCGTTGTCACCCCGTATGTGTTCAAGTCGCACATTGTGCGTCCTGTGAACCGTGTTGGTGATTTGAGCTGGATGCCGACCAACTACATGGGCGAGTGGCAGTGGGTGACTGGTGCCTACAAGCTCGATGTGGATTGCGCCGATCCTCTGGAGAAGAAGGGTCAGCACTACGCTGAGTTCATTCATGCTCCCGAGCCAATCTTCACTAACCAGGGCATGACCATCATCTTCCGCCGTTGCACCGGCGCGCTGACCCAGATCATCTGCTCGTAATCGAGCTAGTAATTAACAGACCCGCAGGCGTAAAATGCTTGCGGGTTTTTTCTTTTCGGCGATTGTAGCCACCGGATTATCTCATAGGTTGTTTGTCTCACAGCTCCGTTGTTGGAGCAGCCCCTCATCGGCCCGAAAGGCTGGTGGGGGGTTTTTGATTGACATACATGCCATGAGTCTGATGCTCGCTTCATGCCGGTATTTACCATTCCCAAAGGCGTTGAAATCCCCGAGAATTTGAAGGAAGGCGAGGCTTTCCAGACGATGGCGACTATCGTTCTTGGCAAGGGTGGAAAGGCGGAGGTCATCGAGATTGATGGCATGGCCATCCCCGGTTACGAGAAGAAGTCTAAGGGCAAGAAGATGGCCGAGGGAGGCGAGGAGGAATACGAGGAGGGCGAGGAGATGGAGGGGGGGTCTACTCCTGGCGGCGGCGGTTTCATCGCCGAGGTGATGCAGCGCGGACGCGGCCCGATGGCCTAAATTCTAAACCGATATGCCAAACATCACATGCGACGAGGCGGAGACGCTGATCAATGAGGCGGCGTCGCTGGGTTGTCGCTCTCCTCGCGAGATTGAGCTGGCCAAGCTGGCTCTTGAGAATCGCATTGCCGTTTACCTTCAGGGCGGTGGAGCGACTCGCGGCGCATATCGGACCGTTACGACGACCGGCAATGTGGTGAGCGGCGATTACTTCTTGGTCTGCAATGCCGCTGGAGGTTCGATTACGCTGACGCTTCCTCCGGCTGCGCTTGTTCCTGGCCGCATCTATGTGTTCAAGCGCATCAATAGCGGCGCGAACACGGTTACGGTTGATGCCTATGCGTCTGAGACGATTGATGGCGCGCTGACTCATGTGCTGTCCCCGCAGTGGAATTCGATTACCATCATATCGGACGGGACGGCTTGGTACATCACTTCGCATCCGTTCTAAAATCTCATGGCAAACATCTCCTGTAGCGAAGCGGCTGAATTGATTGCGGAGGCTCAAGGAGCTTCATGCAAGAGTCCGCGCGAACGCATCCTGCTGGAGATTGGCCTACTTTGGGAGGCGTCGATTCTTGGAGGAACGGCTGATATCACGGCGGATAATACGGTGATTACGGCTGATTCCACGATCATCACGGCGGACATGACCCAATTTCTGTAATCCTTAAACCTTTTAATAGATATGGCAAAACAAACCATTAACATCGGCGCAGCACCGAACGACGGAACGGGAACTCCGCTTCGCACTTCGTTCGATTACTGCAATCTGAACTTCACGGAGCTGTACACGGCAGTCGGCCCGAGCGGCAATAACATCGTCGTACCGGGAA